CGCGCGGCACCCAAGCATAACTGGTGTTCGCATCCGGCAGACGCATTTCGTATGCTGGCTGTGGCATGGCGGGGCGAGACGCCTACGAAGATTCTTGCGAGTGAGCGCCCATTGATTGTGGGCAAAGAAAACACGGCAACGCTTAACGATATGTGGGCGTCTGCCAAACCAAAGAGAAGGGCTAGACTATGAGTGGCGTCAACAATCCGTATCGTTATTTTTATGAACACGTCTCGGCGTCCCAGACGGCGCAGGTTCTTGGCCCGAATGGCGCAGTTGGCGATTATCTGCATCGCCTGATCTGCACGGTCACAACTGGCGCGACTGGCAATGTCGTGATTGTCGATGGGACCGGCACTGGCATTCTCACGCATACTGTCCTTCCGGCCAGCGCGTCTTTGGTCCCCGGCGTGTACAACATTGAACTCAATGCAGTGTCGGCCAACGGCGCGTGGAAGATCACCACCGGCGCTGGCGTAGAAGTCATGGCTGTAGGCATCTTCTCGTGAGGAAGGCTGGGCTATACGCCAATATCCTTGCGAAGCAGGAACGGATCAAAGCCGGGTCCGGCGAGCGTATGCGTAAACCGGGTGATCCTGGTGCGCCGACTGCCAAGGCGTTTGTGGAATCTGCCAAGACTGCCAAGGACGTTAAGAAGGACAAAAAATAACATGGAATCTGACGCTAAAAAATTAGCCGACGTTCTTAAAGCCATTGTTTTGCAGAACAACATTCAAGCACGCTTAGATGTTGGAAGTGATAGTGGTAAGGCTTCAGAAATGTACATGAACAAATCCGTCAGCGCGGATGTTCCGCTTTATCAAACAGAAAACGACAATTTGACTGTAAGCCCAAGGGTAGATTTTCCTTCGTATGGTGGCAAATCATATAAACCCAACTTTGGTGTTCGCTTGGGTTACAAAGCAACCTTTTAAGGAATTGCCATGACCGCAGCATGGACGCGCAGCGAAGGTAAGAACCCCAAAGGCGGCTTGAACGCCAAGGGACGCGCGTCTTACAAGGCTGAGACGGGCGGGACGTTGAAGCCGCCTGTCAAGTCTGGCGACAATCCACGCCGCGCGTCATTCCTTGCCCGCATGGGCAGTATGCCGGGTCCGATGGAAAAGAACGGCAAGCCTACCCGCTTGGCGCTGGCATTACGGGCTTGGGGTGCGTCCAGCAAGGCAGACGCCAAGTCCAAGGCTGCAGCAATCTCTAATCGTAACAAGTAAGGAAACACCATGCCCATCGACCCGCAGAGAATGGCCGCGATTTTGCAGCGTATCCAGCCCGCCAATCAGGGCGGTGCGCCCATGCCCGCGCCTGGCGGCGCTCCTATGGGTGGCCCGCCGATGGGCGATCCGATGGGTGCCCCGATGGGCGGCCCGCCGCCGGGTGTCCCCATGCAGATCAACGGCGTTATGACGCCCCAGCCGCAGGGCGGTCCCCCGATGTCTGGCCCCGGTGGCCCGCAGGGTATGCCCATGCGTCCCATGATGCCGCCCGGTGGTATGCCGCCGCGTTAAGGAATTAGTCCATGGCCGATACACGCAAAGACGTTCTTGAACAGCAATTTAAAGACCCGGCGCTTTCTTTGTCGCCGGAAGAACTTAATGCGCTTAATTACCATCGCGGCAATCTTGCCCCCGGTAAGTATCTGCCACAAGAAAACGGCGGCATTACTACTTTTTATGGTGCGCGTATGAGCGTTCCAGAAGGCGTAATGTATTATCCAACGTATTGGGAAGGCAAAATTCTTTCTCCCCAAGATGCTTTAGAAAAAGCTAGGGGATCAGGAATTAAATTCCCGGTTTACAAAAACGACAAAGAAGCTGCCAAACGGGAATCTGTTATTCACGGTATTATGAATAACGACACGGCAGCCTTTAAAAACAAAATGAGTAAGGACTAAGCCATGGCGTTGGAAAAAGTCGATTCGACTGTCCAGAAACTTCTTAGCAGCATTCATAACTACAATGCTGAGTTTAAGAAGTGGGAAGCGCGTACCACAAAGATTATTCGCCGCTACCGCGATGACCAGAACACTGGCACCGGCATGACGAATGATGCCGCGCGGTTCAACATCCTATGGTCTAATGTCCAGACGCTTATACCGGCTGTTTATGCCCGTATGCCCAAGGCCGATGTCTCGCGGCGTTTTGGCGACAACGACCAAGTGGGCCGCGTTGCGTCTTTGCTGATCGAACGCGCCCTTGATTACGAAATTGAGCATTACCCTGATTTTCGTTCGTCTATGCGTCATGCCGTGGAAGATCGTTTCCTTGGCGGGCGTGGTGTGTCTTGGGTCCGCTACGACCCGCACATCAAGCAACAGGATATTCCCGACGATGGCCTCCAAATCACCGAAGACATTGAAGAAGGCGAAAGCCGCGACGCGCAAGGCGACATCTTCAACCAAACCGCCGGAACCGATGGTGCCCCTGAAGAAATTGACTACGAGTGCGCCCCCACGGACTACGTTCATTGGCGCGATTTCGGCCATTCTTGTGCGCGTACTTGGGAAGAAGTAACTCAGGTCTGGCGCTGGGTGTATATGTCCAAGGACGCTGTGACGGAACGCTTTGGCAAGAAGATTGCCCGCAAGATTCCGTTCAACAGCAGCCCTGATGGTCTGACCAAGTACGGCCAGTCGTCCAAGACCAACGACAAGGCCAAGATTTGCGAACTGTGGGACAAGGAAACCGCCAAGGTTTACTGGCTCATGGAAAATTGGGTCGATCTGCTTGACGAGCGCGACGACCCGCTAGGTCTGGAAGGCTTCTTCCCGTGCGCCAAGCCGCTGTATGCGACTACGACCAGCGACAGCCTTGTGCCGGTGCCTGATTTTATCTTGTACCAGGATCAGGCCAACGAACTCGATATCCTGACTGACCGCATTGACGGCCTAGTCAAATCCCTGCGCGTCCGTGGTGTGTATGATGCTTCGCAGCCAGCACTACAGCGTTTATTGACGGAAGGGGACAACAATACGTTGATCCCCGTCGATAAATGGATGGCCTTCAGCGAGAAGGGTGGCCTGAAGGGTTCTATCGACCTTCTGCCCATCGAGACGTTGGCCTCCGCGCTCATTAACTGTTACCAGGCACAGGCCAACATCAAAGGGCAAATTTATGAAATCACGGGTATTTCAGACATTCTGCGCGGTGCTGGCGCGGCTTCTGAATCGGCCACGGCCCAGCAGCTTAAAGGGCAATATGCAGGGCTGCGACTGCGAGCTATGCAGGAAAGCGTTGCTCTATTTGCCAGCGAATTACTGAGGCTAAAGGCGCAGATCATCTGCACCAAGTTCCAACCTGAAACTATCCTGCGTCTAGCTGCGGCTGACCAAATGTCTCCTGCTGATAAGCAGATGATCCCGCAAGCCTTGCAACTGATGCAGGATAGTCCCCTTCGTTCGTTCCGCATCCAGGTCGCGGCGGACAGCCTTGTTCAGCTTGATGAGAACCAGAACAAGCAGGACCGCGTAGAGTTTATGACGGCGTTCTCTAATTTCCTGCGCGAGGCTGTCCCGGCTGGTCAGGCATCGCCTGAGATGGTGCCGATGCTTATGGACATGATAAAGTTCGGCATTGGCGGGTTTAAACAGGCCAGGACCATCGAAGGGTCCATTGATGCTGCACTGCAAAAGATGGCTGAAGCAAGCGCCCAGAAGGCCCAGAACCCGCCGCCCAATCCTGAGATGCTCAAAGCCCAAGCGGCTGAGAAGACTGCCCAGATGAAGGTTCAGGCTGATGTGCAAAGCCAACAGGCCCGCGCACAGGCTGATATGCAGATTGAGCAGATGAAGATGCAGATGGAGGCGCAGCTAGAGACGCAACGCCAGCAGCACGATGCCCAGCTTAAGATGCAGGAACTTGCTGCCAAGGAGCAGTACGAACGCTGGAAGACGGAACTGGATGCGGCCACCAAGATCATGGTTGCCCGCATTGGTGCCAATCCCGGCATGGACATACCAATGATCGAGGCCCAACAGGCGGCGGCTGACACCATCACCAAGGAACTGGGCGATAACGTCCGCATGGCAATGGACCAGATGACTAATGCCCAGAACAACATGGCAAATATGCACAGCGAGTCTATGCAAAGGCTCCATGATGTTCTCAGGGCTGCCAACGCGCCAAAGCGGATTGTGCGCGGCCCTGACGGCAGGGCGATGGGCGTTGAGCCTGTTTCGCCAGAATTACCGGGGATGATCCAGTGATTACAACGACCAAAGGCAATATGGACGAAGCGTTGCTCGACAAGCGCGAAGGCCAATTTGAAGACGACAATGAATCAACTACTTGGGTTGAATACTGGGATGGCGATGAAATGGTCCACCGCTCGGTCCATGTCCATCTGAAGAAACCCGTGATTTCCGTAACTGAAATTGGAGGCTTTTCGTGAGCAACACTCAAGCAATGTGTACGTCCTTCAAGGGCGAGATTCTGTCTGGCATTCACGCCCTTGGTACGACTGTCATTCGGGCTGGCACGGGGGCGGACACGCTC